ACAGTTGTATATAACATAGTCGTCAATGGGGTAGTATTCTATTCTGGCCCGCACCCAACAGGCCTAGACTGCTACCCTATGACCCCTTGCTACGGATTCTACAATCCTGAGCTCACGAACTTCGCCTTACGTCATCAAGGCCTCGTCAGGGGTATGCGCGATAGCCAATTCCTCTATAACAGAGTTCTCATAAATACAGCCGATCAAATCGAGTCTCAAGTAAATTCTGGATGGAAGTATAAAGAAAACGCCGTCGTCAATCCTGAAGATCTCAAAAAGGGCGGTAACGGTATCAACGTCAAAGTCGCTAAAAACGCGAATATGTCGGATATCGAAAAGATCCAACCAACCTCCCCGAACGCAGGGTTACCAGGTCTGCAAAACGAATTAAAGAACCTCGTGTATCAAACAGGTCTCGTGAATCAGGAACTCATGGGAATGGCAAAAGATGACATCCCAGGAATTCTCGCTATGGTGCGTCAAGGTGCTGGTCTTACAATGCTACAACGTCTCTTTGATCAACTCGACTCAACGCAAAAAATAGTCGGGGATAAGATGCTTACCTGCTTACAAAACAACTGGAAAATCGGCAAATATCAAGATGTCGTCGGAGAAGAGATTGATCCGATGATTCAAAACAAAACCTTTACAAAGTTTAACATTGTTGTTGATGAAGTCGCTTACACAGACAGCCAGAAGCGTCTACAGTTCCAACAACTCGTTCAACTGGGTCAACTCGGTGTTCCTGTACCTTCAAAGCTCTATATCGAAAACTCTCCACTAATCGACAAAAAACAACTCGTCGACGCTGTAGCAGAGCAAGAGATGATGGCGCAAAGAGAAACACAAGTACAGCAACAGCTACAAACTCAACGTCAGATCATCGAAAATGAAAATCTGATGGCAGACGTCAAATCTAAACAATCTCTTGCTGTCGAAAGATTAAATAAAGCTAACCTTGATACTGCTCTTTCAGCAGAACGTATTACACAAGCCCAAGCAAATAAAACAAAAGCAAACCTTGACCTCGTCGAAACTGCTCTACGTCTACAAAGTTTGGATCTATCCAACCTCAAAGAGCTTCTATCAGTTCTTGAAACAATTAAAACAAAAATTGAGCCTGAACAAGATTTGGGGGTTGAAAAAATAAATCAACAGTTGTCAAATGTAATTAGTCAAGTCCCAGGCCTCGCCCAAGGCCAACAACAACAAGGTGCATTATGAAAATGTTCGCAGATCATGATGAATACGCCAACATGCCTCAAGACGTTAAGCGTATGAAGGTTGGTCGTGCTGGTAGTCGGGGAGGGGATGTAGCTTATGCTATTCCTGATGATACGATGAAAGAAGCAGACGATATCGTTGCGTATTCAGCAAATCAAATCAAAAAATATGGTACTTCCCAGAAGTAATATATTGGTTAGTAGCCCTATTGCATTTATCTTCCTTTTTGCGTAGGGCTATTAACTTTTAGGACTCTATGCTATTTGAAACCTTTATTCCTTTTTTACCAAAGGCTTGGAAAGTCCAAAGAAGTCGTTTCATTTTCTATAACGTGAATCAAGCTTACATCGATGAAGTGAAACGCTTTATAGTTGAGCGCTTTTTGTTTCCTCCCTCCGACAAACCAATAGCACTCGAGTTCGTTCATATACTGCCTTTTCCTCAGACCATACGAAAAAAGATCTTAAAAAATAAGTTCCACGAAGAAATCTTTCATACAAAAAGACCTGACACCACAAACCTTAACAAACAAATGGAAGACTGCCTAACTGGTATAGTATTTATCGATGACAAACAAGTTATTGAAATTTCAGGTAAAAAGATATACGGTTTAGTGGTAGGAACAGAAGTAAGAGTCTATGAAAGAGGATAAACAACATCTTATCGAAGAACTGTACGCTTACGCAGACGACCCCAAGAACCTGATTTTACGTGAATTCATTGCAGAGCAAAGGCTATCTCAAAATAGATTTACAACCCTTTTATCAAAAGATCCTGATCTCTTAGAGGCTTATCACTACGCACGTCTTAAAATCGGTATACGTAGAGAAAAAAAGGCTTTAGAAAACGAAATAAACGCATCGGTGTATAAAGACTCACAACCGCTTTACGATGATGATTTAAAAGCTTGGGAAATAGAAAAGAAAAAAGGGTCTATCTCAATTGATGACGGATTGAAGAAACTCGAAATAATCTACGCAAAGGCGACAAGTGATTCTCCAACTAAATCCGATCATCTCGATGATGACGAGTAAAGGCCACGGCTACGCAAACTTTCTTATGGACTCAGGCGAAGAAGGAGATCTTTACTGGATCGTTTTTTTAGATAATTGTGAGATTTGGACATTTAAAAATAGCGAAGTAAGACTTTCTAAAAATATAAGTTTAGGTCGTAAGTAGCTAGAAAACTTCTCATGTTTTAATTTGTATTCACCAGATCAAAAAAGCTGGAGGGGTTATGATTGTTTTTCCCGACAAAAGCAAAAGATTGATTGTCGTTGATAACATCAAAATACTCTATTCAAAGATAGAAAAAGACCCAGAAGGTTGGATATCTTTTACTGTCTATAGCCCAATACCTTTTGATCTGGTAGAAATAGAAACCATCGACCAGCAACTATTCAAAGCCTGGTTTAATGGTAGAATATGGGAAGGATACAAAATAAAGAATTCTCCCCCTGTAATCAAATGGCGAAGAATTAGGGAGCGGTAAAATGCATCAAGGGTATATGGATAAATTAAAAGAGTCTTTGGGAATGCGACACAAAGGCAAAAAGAAACAATCACTTAAAGCGAGAGCGCATGAGTCTGAAGGTATGGAAAAGAAAGCTAGCAAAAAACCTTTCGCTAGTGTTTCGAAGATGGATAAAGGCTCTAAAAAACTTCCTGGAATGAGCAAAGAACACGCCAAAGAATACGCAAAATATTCCCCTGCACAACTCAAAAAACATATGAAGGGTGAAAAAGTTCTTCTTGGCATCAAGATCATGGCGAAAAAGAAGAAGTAATATGGAAAAGTGGATTCAAAAAGCACTCAACCCTAAGTCTAAGGGCAAACTTCATAAAGCACTAAAAGTACCCATGGAGAAAAAAATACCTGTTGCTAAACTAAAATCAGCTGCAAAGAAAGGTGGTAAGCTTGGTAAAAGAGCAAACCTAGCTCTAACCCTCAGGAGCTTTCAACGTGGCAAATAAATCGCCTAAACCAACGAACCCCTCTTTATATGCAAAAGTTAAAAGTGAAGCTAAGAAGAAATTTAAGGTATATCCGTCGGCTTATGCTAACGCTTGGCTTGTTAAAACATATAAAGCTAGGGGCGGTGGTTATGAGTCTTAAAAAATGGTTCGCTGAAAAGTGGGTGAACATCGGGAAGAAGAAAGACGGATCATTTGCACCATGCGGTAGACCAAAAGCGAAATTAACCTCTAAAGGCTATCCCAAATGCGTTCCAGTAGCTAAAGCAGCATCTATGTCACCTTCTGAAATTAAATCAGCTGTAACGCGTAAAAGGGCTAAAAAACAGGGAATTAAAGGCAAACCTACCATGGTTAAAACTTATGCACCTAGTCGCTCTAAACCATCACGTTAAAGTTTTAGGAGAGTCACCATGGCAAAATACAAAACCCCTGCTTGGGGTCGATCAGAAGGCAAGTCCAAAACGGGAGGCCTTAATCCCAAAGGAATTGCTTCCTACCGTAGAGAAAATCCACGCTCTAAGCTTGCTATGGCTGTAACAGAGAAAGACCCAGGGCCAAAAAGAGCAGCACGTAGAAAGTCTTATTGCGCTAGATCCGCAGGACAAATGAAGATGTTTCCAGAAGCGGCAGCAAATCCAAAATCACGTCTAAGGCTAGCTCGTAAGAAGTGGCGTTGTTAATCGGCAGTGAAAAGGATAGTCTAGCGTTTAGTCATAAGCCGAGAATGATGGCTGAAAAATTCAGTAATGCGCTAGATTTTTTACGACCTAGTTTATGCTTGATATCTACTCTTTAGCTTTTAGAGGTCAAAAAGTCGCCAAATGGTTTGGTAATAGAGTAGACTTTAAAAAGAGGCTACCAAACACTCAGCGTGATAGCCTCCCAAAATTTCAAAAAACAACCGTTTTATGTTTGTTTTCTTATTAATCAATCGGTTGATTGACAGACCAAATGTATCCAATCATACAAAAAAAGAAAACAAATAAAAAAAAAATAATCCAACCACTTTTTTCTGGATGGAACGCTAAATAAACGCCTAGGGAGAACATTTTAAATAATGAGTTTAACCTTAGATGTAGCATCTCTTTTAGGTTGCGTCAAGTCTTCTATCTTTTTCCCTGGGGCATCCCAGTTAACTAACGTTCCATTATACATAGCTGTAATTGCAGCCATATAAGGTTCTACCCATTCAGGCTTGAAAAGATCCCAGTTTTTTTTGAAATAAACCGTATCCTCTTGTTTTGGTAAGCTGTAGATAAAATACAAACACTCCTTCTGATTATCATAGTAGTAAAGATCTTGGCTCCAATCTGGCTCAGGCTTTGTTGACCTCACAAAATACCGAGTTTTGATAACGTTGGTATTGGTGTAGTCGTTTTTGCTTATCACCACGATGTAATAACCTTGGGGGTCATAGTTTCGATGTTCAGCAATTATCTTATCCATCATCTTTTGGTGATTCTTTTTTTTCTCATCTACTATCTCTTGTACTTGCAACCTTTCTTGAGTGCTATAAGCATTTGCTGATAGTTCAGAGATGTTGATTTCTTTGGTATTTTTTCTACCTTCTACGAGATCTATTTCTTTCATATCTTCCTTCAAAGCTAAAGATTATATAACAAAAAATTGACATAAACAGAATTGAAAAACTATCTTGAAAGTACTATCGGCTAGGCGCATCCTAGACTTATAGGCAGTAAAATCCATTCGCCAAGGAACAGCTCATGAATGACGAACAACCAATTGATGTGTTAGAACAAGAGGTATCACATCAGCCTCAAGAAGTTCAAGAGCCTACGCAAGAGGCTCAAGTTCAGGAATCTAAACAAGATCGGAACTGGAGAGAAATGCGTAAAAAGCTCGAATACTACGAGCAGAGATTAGAAGATTACGAAAAAAGACAGCCCTCAGCCCTCAGCCATCAGCCTCAGCCAGAAGAAGAGGATCTTGTATTAGCCGACGATGATATCGTCACAGCGAAAGACGTAAAGTTGCTCGCAAAGAAAATGGCTAAAGAACTCTACCAACAAGAAAGGGTGAAGTTTGAAGCGGAGACAGCAGAGGACAGGCTTAGATCAAAGTTTACTGATTTCGATGACGTGGTAAGCGAGGAAAACGTTAGAAAACTCATAAAAGATGAACCAGAACTAGCGAAAGTCTTAAGAGCTACTAGCGATCCTTATGCAAAAGGAGTTGCTGCGTACAGGTATATCCGCATGATGGATAGGGCACATCCAGAACAGGTGGATAAACAAACCATACGGCAAAACCTACAGAAACCGAGAACAACCTCCTCTTTAAAAGAAAGTGGACTTGATCACGCAGAAGAGTTTGCCTCGGGAAGAATGACGACAGAAATGCGTCAGAAATTGTATGAGGAAATGCGAGCATCTCAAGGACGACGCTAACTAATAAAGGTTAGATATGTCTATTACAACAACATCTACTCTGCCTCCACAGGTTCTTCTATCATTTTCGATGAAATTGCTCAGTACTCCTGTGCCTTATTTCATCCATACAGTCGGCGCGGATTATAGAACCATGCGGGCAAATGGTGGAACAACTCTGAGGATGACCAGATATAACCCATTGGCAGCAGCACTTGTGCCAATCGGTAATTCGGGACAAACTCCCCCAGCTCAACAATTAACCGCTGTAAACATTGACGCGGTTGTTGGATTCTATGGAACTTATGTAGAATTAAATGAGCAGGTAACACTTCAAAGACAAGATCCTGTCCTTAACGAAGCTGCGGAAAGGCTCGGTGTCAGCTTAAGACAAACAGAGGATGAACTTACAAGAGATCGTCTTCTTTCTACCATGTCACAGGTAAACTGTACTGGTGGATCAAACGGTGATAACCCCACAGAACTAACATTCTCCGACGTGGTGAATGTAGTTAAACAACTTCGTAGCAACAACGCTTACGAGTTTATGGATGGTATCATCGGAGAAAACCGTTTTGGAACAAGCCCAACAAGAGATGCGTACCTAGCGATGGGTTCGACTCAATTGCAAGGTCAGTTCGAGAACATTTCTCAATTTACCTACAAATGGAACTACCCATCTATCCAATCCACTATGCCATCTGAGTATGGTGCGATTGCGAACGTTCGCTTCTTGCTCTCCTCAATTGGAGCCAAGTTGCCTAACGCTTCTGCAAACGGTGCGGATGTGTATCCACTAATCGTAATCGGTAGAGAGTCCTATTGTATCGTGGAACAAGATCGTTATAGCTCTTCGTTCATCTATAGACCACCAATCTTCTCTTCACCACTAGCGCTTAACGCAACAGTGGGTTGGAAGATGGCCTATGCTGGTGTTATCACCAACGATGCCTGGGTGTTCCTACTTAACTCAACGCTTTCATAAGGAGATAGAATATGGCAGTATATGGCAGCTTTACCTCCGATGGCGTATCCGAACTATTGGATATCGTAGCGGGACCAAAATATCTAAAACTAACAAACACAAGTGCAGTAGGACAATTTGAGTGGTATAAAGGCTATGCAGCTGATACCGCTACAAACGTCGCTACAGGTGCTGCAATTTCCTCAGGTGGAGTAACAGAGTTTCTTTCCTCTGAAAGCAATTTTGCAGCTCAAAAAAGCATGAGCGCACCATTTTCTGCATCTGCAGGATTTGGCCAAACAACAATCACTGTTTTGAACCATGGTTATGTTGCTGGGGATATCATTAAGATCACCAACACAACAAGCATGAGACAAATTGCAGGGATGTTTTTCCAAGTTGCAATTGTAGTGGATGCAAACAACTTCAAGATCAATTTGGATTCATCTGCGTTTGCTTCACAAGCGACAGCAGGGGTTTGCCAAAAACTCATTGTTCCGCAACTGTGGCAACCAAGACAGAAATTCATTGTAGCAATGACCCTAGGTGCTACTACAACGATTAAAACATCTGTGGATCATGGTTATTCCGTTGGTCAATTGGTAACTCTTCAAGTCCCAGCGGACTTTGGATCAGTCCAATTGAATGGTCTAAGAGGAAGAATTTCTTCTGTACCAGCAGCTGATGAATTTGTGGTAGATATCAACTCATCCGCAGCAACAGCTTTCGCATTCCCAGTATCTGGTGCAGTGCCGTTTAGCTTTGCTCAAGTTGAGCCAGCAGGATCACAAACTACTTTAGCCCAAGGAAACGTAACTCCAGGAGCATCCGTTAACGATGGTGTTCGTGGATTAGCTCTAGGGCCAAACGTAATTGGTTCATCTGGTGATGAAATTTACTGGTATGCATTGACTTAAAAACACTAGGGGGTGGGTAACTGCCCCCTTTAACTTTAAAAGGAGAACTTATGACAGTTTCGGCAATCGTTCATAAAGAACACGATATCATCGTTAAATCAAACGCTAATCCCTTACCTACCGATGAGAAAAAAAGAAAAGAAGAACTGAATAAGCGTATGCAAGAGGATTTAAAAAAGTTCCGTTGCCGTTTTATTGATCTTCAAGCACCTATGAGTGGCTCTATTCAATACACTCTACAACTCTATCCTAATCAACCCGAAATTAGACAAAAGCTTCTATCGGGGAGAACTTACGATCTTACTAAGATGGAAATTAAACATTTGATGGATAGTAAAATTCCAAAATATGATTATGTAACCGATCCTGTTAGTGGATTACAAGTCCATAAACAAGTAGGATATGAAA